GCTTTCATCCCTCCACTTTTCTTTTCTAAAACTTCGTTTATTTCGTTGCGGCGATGCGTAATCATTTCTACCAGGTCTTCGACTTCGCAGTTGGTGTGATTACGAATGTCAGCGCAATACAGCATAAATCGTTCGGGTGTCTTATGGTAGTATCGGTTGCATTGCTGGCTCACCCAATTCATCTTTTCGTTCATGCCCTTCATGCTTCCGAAATGATATTCAATAAATGTTCTTAATGTCATGGTTCTATTTTTTAAAATGGCATCTTCTCTTTAGGCTTGTCTTCAAACAACGTGTCCCTCATGTGTAACAAGTTTCTTGCTATCATCTTTATTTCGTCGTCGTTGAAATGCTTCCTATCCGTAGACGCATGAATAATGTATTCCATCGCTGCATTGATCGCCCACTGACGACTAATGCGTTCGTCTTTCTCAGCCCAATACGCTTCTTTATTGCCTCCTGCATTGGGTGCTTTGACTTTGCTAATCTTCAGTTTTACACCCCATTTGTTTGACGACGTTTCTACTTCTACTTCATCACCTACACTGTATGGTGGTGCTTCGGGGGAAGTGCTAGATGCCGTGCCAGCCGAGCCGTCTTCACACTCAACCCAAAAGTCATAGAATGATTTGTTGTTCCACGTCCACATAGGGTTATCAGTACGCTCAATAGATTTAATTCTAGTAATCATAATTGTTGATTTTTAAAGGTTTGTAGATTTTGATTAAACCAAACAGATACTTTTTCACGGTGTACAGTTTGATTGGTGGTTCAGGGTTCGAATGAACGGCTACGCAGTTATTCAAAATTTCGTTGATCAGAGATTGTGACACAGGTTTTAATCCCAAATCTTTTCTCCATTGCAACCAAGCTTTTAGTTCTTCGTTTGTCATTGTTCTAAGTTATAAATCCATGTTCCCCATATCCATTTTCTTCTTTCCAATTCTACCTCCATCTCTTCTTTCGTCAACTTCGAAATAAAACATCGAGTGATACCAGGTTCCCATTTGGTGTAAAGAAAGCATTTATACCCTGCTTCAATGAAAGAATCTCTTTTGTCCTGCAAATCACATTCGTCAATCTCGTTCCAAATGTTGTTTACTACATACGTCGAGCCTCCAAAGCTGTTGCTGTAATATGACTCTTCCAAACTATACAGTCCCATAGCCTAAATCATTTTGAACTTGTTTAACTTCTTTGTGTCGTTTCTCATACGCTTTGCCGCGTAAGTCTATGTTCTCTTCTTGCAATTTGCGACGCATACGAAATACAGACTCAGGTGTGCTTAATTGCTTCATCGCAATCAAAGCCAGCAGTTCGAAGCCTCTTATATCTTTTGAACTAATGCCTTGAGCTTGTAGTTCTCGTGACCAAAAGTTAGCCAACAAGCGGCTGTCATCGTCACGTAAATCAGGGAATGCCGATAGCAGGTATCGCACATCGTTTTTGGTTCTGTTTATCTTCATTAGCTTAGAATTTGATACAAATATACACATTTGTATTAAACTACCAAACTAAGTAGAAAAAAATATACGCAAGAAAAAACCCCACTCCTCGTTAGGAGATGGGGCTTTTAAAAATCTAAGCTAAATCAGAATGCTAGGTACGCTAATTTACTTCTTTCCTCTCGACTTTCCAAGTACAATCGCGTTAACAATACGCCCAATGACGTTTACTATTTTGTCGTCTTTTTCGGTTTCTGTCAATGCTGTAATAGTTCCAGCACAAGAAATGACTGCCAAGGCAATCTCGCTCCAATGTAAAATCATAAAATCAATCATTTAGTAAAAATTTATATTTCTCACGTGTATTAAAACTTGGGCAGGCTTTATCGCTGAAGTCGTTATGACCAAACAAATCCAGCTTACCCAAAACCGTTTGTAATCCGTGCCACAATTCTAAAAATGCCATCTCCTGATGAACCGTCATGGTATCTTGAGGTTCGTTTGTTTTTGCCGATAGTCCACCAACGTAGCATATCCCTATGCTGTCTTCATTTTCTCCTTTGGTGTGCGCTCCAATGAGATCAATAGGTCTGCCTAACGCTATTGTGCCATCAAGATAAATCACGTAGTGATAACCAATGTCCTTCCATCCTCTTTCAAGATGCCACATACGGATGGTATCAACATCAATGTGCATCCCTTCTTTGGTAGCTGAACAGTGCAATATGACCTTGTTAATTGGCCTCACTCTATGCCCTTTTTAGCGAGTAGCAATTTGATTTCGTTTATCCCCCTCACTAACGCATCTAGGGTTTCTAAGACTTTCGTTTCTTGCTTTTCAAGGGAGAACAAGCGACTTTTTATTTTTGTCACCTCGTTGGTCATCTTTACCCATGTTGCTATAATGCCGCTTACCGCCCCTATGACGACACCTATCAAATCGTAATCCATCGCTTTAAATATTGTATCAGTTTTGCTTCGTTCCTTATCCGTTTAGTAATCTTTAATGCCGATGGCTTGTGCGATGCTGATCGCTTTGTTACTGAGGACTCTGTTTCTGTCAACATTGAGGTTTCCAAAATAGTTGTGACGACTAGGACTTAAATCAGAACCTGTATTTGAAGTGTACTCAGGAAACAGATTTGAATTATGACACAGGTAATCTACTAAGCGACCACGATAAAACATACCTATCTCCGTGGCTTTTTGCACAACCATCTTTATATCGTTGATTCCTGCACTGCTGCCCTGCTCATTGTCTATAAGCGTGACGCTGTTATTTGAAAACCGCAGACGCATCACGTAAGCCACTTCTGCAAAAGCCAGTTGCACCAAACAAGGCTGGATATACTCAGTGACCAATGTTTCGTAGTTCCCAGTTAAAGTAGAGTCTATGATGTCTTGTTTCAACTTGTTGTCCAGGTCAGTACCTAGTGCTGGTAGAATCCATCGGTCTTGGGCAATAAGGATATAGGGATGCAACAGGTTGTCATCCACAGCGGAACCTAAGGCCGTGTCCTTTTTGATGCGTGATGCGTTGATATATAGTGTAGCCATTATTGTTTGTCAATTGGTGCGACAGCTTCATCACCCTGTTGTACTACGTATGGATTGTTTCCGACCTTACGCATAACGTCATCCCAATCCTCATAGAACCCATCGGTTGTGTCTGGAAGACCATCGGGTACATATACATATATAAGTCTTTTCCATCCGTGGTAACAATTTTTACCCCCAGCCCAGCTAAAAATATCATAGTTCGCTTCTCCAGCAGCAGCAAACTTACCATTCACACCATCGAAACTCATGTTCTCAATGTCTTCATAACGGTATTGCACACCGCCATCTGACAAGTCCATCATCTCTATGCAGAAGTCACGACTTTCACCTTGTGGTTGTCGGTTGGTAGCTTTAAAGTATTTGTACCTCACTGCGAAAAGGTTGCCCTGTGGACTTACAATATCACCCCACTCGGAAACCATGTCGTAGTTTGAATAATCCTCTAGACCAAATTCATAACGCGAATGCAACCTTTGATCAGATTGGACATCAGTAACAACCTCCTCTTTTAGAAGAAAGAATTCTTTCGGAAGTGGTGCATCCTTGTCGGCTAGGTGATTTAACCAAATTGAACCCTGAGTTGGGGTGATTCTGATTGGCTGCTGCGAAAATGTTTTTTTTTTTTCTTCTTCGGTTTTTTGCTCGATGAAGGATGCAGGAACCAAGTCTTTAAAGTACACATCGAGTATGATGCTGTTGGCTGCTAAGATGCCTTCGATACCGTGAAGCAAGGTGTGTTGGAACGGTTCTATAACGGTCTTGCTATACAAATCGTATGCATCACGCATCTCGTCCGCGTTACTTCCAAAACCGCCACCCTCGCTGCGTAGTCCAAAAAGTAATGGGCTAGTCACACGATGTCCTGAAAGGATTTCTTGGAACGTCTGTTTTGCCAAGAAGTCGTATGTATCGTGGGGGTTGCTCAAATTAAATGGTTCGATAGTAGGTGCTGAATCTTGACCATCATTGAAGGTCATGAGGATTTTTCCAGCGTTACTAGCACCACCAAATTTTTGATATATCAAACGCTCAAGCTCTCGACGCTCATCATCCGTTGGGATGCCACTATTAAACGAAAGCACCATAGAAGGGAACAAGCCACTAGAAATATTGGCTAGGTGAAATTGGGCTATCTTCTTGTCAAGCTCACAGTACGTACACGCTGCTGCGTAATCGGGTAAACCGTAAAAAAAACTGATAGGGCTATAAGACTTAATATGTACTAGCTGACTAGCCGCTGTGCGATCAGATGTGTTGAATGCTGGTATGGGGTTTGGCGTAAAAGTAGTCTTTGCAGCTTCAGCCCAATTTGTGCTATGATAAAATATCTGAACCTCATCATTGTCGTCAGCCTTTCCACATCGAATGGTGCTTGCTGGCACATGATGTACTTTGCTAATTACGCTTCTATCTTGCGACCAAATGACATTAAGGTAGGCGTTGCCATATAGTTTTAAGTCAAAGGCAGCACGTTTCAATGCATCGTGAGCAAAGAGATTTTTTAGCTTCAACCACTGTTCGACGTTTTCGTCTTTGTTGTCACATTCCAAACCCTCTCCATATATCATATCGGCTGTACCAGTGACAATAGCACCGTGAATACTCGATGAGATAAACAAATCATCAAGGTACAATGGATATAAGTTGTCTTCACCGAAGAAAACCCAATCCTTGTTGCTCTGATCTGTAAAAGTTGGCTGTTGGTACATAGGGTAGTCAACAATTCCTAATTGCGTCTTTTTCATATTCATATGTCTAATCTAATATATAAGATAAGCAACTTCTTTAGAGCTTTATTAAGTACAAGAGCAAATCCAAGACGGTGATTATGCCGTCTGAATTCAAATCGTAAATAGGATTGTATGGTGGTGGAGTACCCATGAAATACGCTAACAAACTATTGAGAAAGTTGTTATTCATCGTCCTTGTCCTTTGTATGGTTTTTTGTAGTTCTTAGATTGTTTGTGTTTCGATGCTTTGGTTTTGGCATGAACGTTTGGACGCGATACATGGCGATCAATACGAACTTGAACGACTTGTTTTTTTGCCATTCATAAAGACTTTAGGTGTTTAAGACGAAATCTGGTAATGCACTTGCAATGGCTGTGTCTACAATTGTATCTAGGTTTGTTTCTTCTGCAATGTTATTGTATTGAATATGCAAGTGATGTGGATACACACCCCCGTTTTCAAAAGCATTTAAAGTAATGTAAATGTTGCTTTGCTGTATGGTAACAGACGAAATTGCTACTGTTGGGTTCAGCAAAGTGAAACCACCATTTTCAAACTCTTTTGTTCCCGTGTAACTCCAAGTTTTGTTTTTGAATTGAAAGGCCATGATTAAATGTTTTATTGGTGCAATAATATTGCAATATATTTAAGAATATATACCGTACTCACCAGCAAGAAGCGTGTATGTTATCGCTTCTCCACTGTTAGGATGAATATAAGTATAAATGCGATCAGACTCAATTTCCATGCTTTCGTATGAGGCTTCCCATGAATCCTCATTTATTTTGACGCACTCATCAAGGCTACTCTCAATAAAACCCCAATTAAAATTTGGGGCGCGATTATCTATCCATTTTCGAGATAAATCATCTTCACTGTGAATAATTACCGTGTACTTTGCCATTATATAATATATAGGGGTTCAGGTTTTGATCCGTCTGATTGACATAACCCATAAAATGTAGGGGTTGGTGATGTCAATTGAATAAATGTGGCTGTGTTAGAGTTGTGAGCTACTCCGTTAGTTTTATATAGGGGTCGCCTATCGTAAGCACCGCAAACGTACCAAGAACCGTTTTTCTTTCCAGCCGCGTAATAAGAGAAGGAAGAATACTTTAGGTTTACAAATTCTGTCCACCCCGTATCTGTTCCTATTCGAGTCCACGATGTTAAACTCGAAGTGCTTCCATCGCCTCTTGTTCCACCACCAAACGAACCGCCCGTGCCTACATGGTAATGATGACCACTGGTTGTTTTAATCGCCTTAGTATAATTTGCGCCGCAATGAACCGATTGCCAGTCGGTATCACTATGAACCAACGTAGGAGTCGTTACATCTGAGGTTGTTCCAGTGCCTAATTTGGCAGAAGCCCCATCTCCCCAAGCGTAGAGCTTTCCCCCATCTCGAATCCCGACACACCAATTCTCACCACAACTAAAAGAAGTCCAATCGCTATCGGTTCCTATTTGAGTCCATGAAATTGTATCTCCGCTTGTGGTTCCTTGACCAGTTCTCCCATCTGTATTATTTCCAGCAGACCATAAAGTCCCGTCTGTCTTTAAGGCTATTGTAAATCCGCTTCCGCATTGAACCGAAGACCAATCAGTATCCGTTCCTATCTGAACAAAATTACTATATTGGTTGGTAGTATTTCCTCGCCCAAATTGACCATCACCATTGTTGCCAATAGCCCAAAGGGTTCCATCGGTTTTGATTGCTATGGTATGTTGATGACCAGAGTCAAATTCACTAACAGAAGTAAGTGTAATCTTAAACTTTCGAGTCAAACCTCCATAACTACTGCCTGATCCAGTATTAGGGCTTTGACCAGAAGTCAACCATAAATTATTGGAAGTGTCCAATATCCCAACGGTATATCTTCCTAATCTGACCTTGCTCACTTGAGAATTAATTAGTGGAGTGCCGTTAAACTCACATAAAGAGAAAAGCGTTTTATCTCCCGTTCCCAAAGCAAGAGAGCTTAGAGTACCATCGCCAAGAAATATGACTCCCGAAGTTGGTTCTGATGCTCCACCCGAAGGAACGTCTTGTCCGTTTATAGATGCGATATTACCCATGTCGATACCGTTTTTTTGACTTACGTTTGGCATTATGCAAGTGTGATGTAGTCATTAGAAGGATTAAACCAAATCTGTCCATTAGTGCCATCTAAGCAGTAACCAATTACTCGAACTACATCTCCAGTCGTATAAGCAGACACATCGCTAGTTACGTGTCCAGCCGTGGTCCCTACGTACAATTCATCACCAGTGGCTTCTGTGCCGTCAATTGCCGTGGCTTCCATCGTAAAGGTACCTCTAAGAAGCATACCGTCTGTATCCGATGCAGTGCCTAGAGCAATAGCAAGAAGAACGCTACCTGAGCTGGCGACAGTATTTGCGTCTGCCTGAGTCCAGCCACCTGAAGAATTGAAGTAGTACAAATCTCCTTGTGTCATGCTTGTAGTAGCACCAAAATAAACCACATCCCCACGATAGTCGTAATCTGTATTTGATGTTTTTTCTATTTTAACACCCCCAGTAACTTCGAAGTCACCATTGATTCGCACCAAGTCAGTATCGAACTCCCCGTAGATAAGTGGTGTGGTGGAGTTGCTGTTCTCTATGTAGAGTTTGTTAGAGCCTGTTTCGTTATATCCTGCCTGATAGCCTATGAAAACACCGTAGTCTGCTCCGCTATACCCAGCACCATGACCAACAGACACAGATCTAATATTTCCGTTATAACCTGAAAAAGCACCAATAGAAACATTTTTTTCTGATGCCCCCTGATAGTTTGATTGATAACCTAAACCAGTGTTTTGATAGCCATTGGTTATCCCCCCTCCTTGCGCTTGGTAGCCAATAGCGACGACTCCGCTACCGCTACCAGAAGCCTGATAACCCATTACGGTGCTGCTGTTAGATGTTCCTACATCCGCGCTGTACCCAACAACAGTGTTGTATCCTGCTGTTGTGATACCGTCGCCAGCCTGATACCCTACTGCTGTGTTACCAACCCCAGTAGTCAGAGCAGTTAATGCTTGGTAGCCTACGGCTACTGTGTTGTCTACTGTCGCGTTTACAGCAGCCTGATAACCAATAGATACGTCTTGAGCCCTGTTGTTACCAGCCATACCTCCAATAGCGACCCCGTAGTTATTGGTCTTGGCGTTAAAGCCCAACGCAGCACCAAATACCTGAGCGCGTGAACCATACCCGACAAGAGCTGCATTGTTGTAATAAGCTTCTACATCTTTACCAATAGCTACCGTTGCTGAAACCCCAGCGTTTACCCTGACACTGTCGCCTAAGAAAACATTGTTTGATCCAGTAGTGAGCGCAGTCGCCGCTTGATAACCAACCGCTGTATTTCCAGTGCCAGTAGTCAGCGCAGTAAGAGCTTGGTAGCCGACTGCTACTGTGTTAGCGAAGGTGGAAGTACCAGAAACGCCTACTGCGGCACCAGATCCAACTATGGTATTGTACCCTCCGCTTCCAGCGTTTTGAGCAGACTGGTGTCCAATTATGACGTTATCTGTGCCTGTGGCATACTGTCCAGCTTGATAGCCAGCGTAAAATCCATTAATACCACCATTTTGACCAGCGAAATGACCTATTGATGCTGCATAACTGTTATTGCCTTGATAACCTGCTGACCAGCCAACAGCAACAGATCTGACTCCACTGCCAAATCGGTTAGCGTTATAGCCAATTCCGATATTAAACGCGTTGTTGTTGGCTGCCAGTGCCAGTTTTCCAATACCAACTTGTGCAGATCCATTACTACCAGCGTCTTTTCCAATAAAAACACTTTCACCTGCGTTAGCCACAGATTTTCCTGCATTACGACCAATAAACACATTATCACCACCTGTTGTCAAAGCGGCACCTGCTTCATAACCTACTGCTGTATTGCTATACCCAGTGGTCGAAGTAGTCAAAGCCTGATAACCTACCGCCGTATTACCAGCACCAGTAGTCAACGCGGTTAATGCTTGATAACCTACTGCTACTGTGTTGGTTGCAGTAATTGTGCTATTCTCAGTAGATATTAATACGTTATTACTAGCGTCCGTAATGTTAGCTTTTCCAACAACATGAAGGGGAGTAGCAGGGGTAGTCGTGCCAATACCTACATTTCCAGTGTTGTAATAGATATCGCTACCAGAGGTTGTCCAAGGGGACGGTGTACTGGGCGTTGGTGGAGCAGAATTAGTCCAAGCTCCATTTAGGTATGTTAAGTAACTCCCAGATGCTATTGTTTGTCCCGACTGCGTTACATCATTAAGGTCAAAAATCCCGTCGGGAATCGTGTTCAATTCCGCTTGTAACCCTGTAACGTTTTCAATGCCTATGGTTATCTCATCCTGCGCAATGGTTGTCCAATCGCCCTGTCCGTATGCTAAAAGCTGACCCGTCGTCGGTTCGCCTGCGTCCACGTCGGTTAAATCGTCGAGACTTAGGCTTACGGCCCCCGTCAGCGTATTGACAGAAGTAACGGGAGCTGGGGGTGGTGAAGGAAGAGCCGCAGGTTGCCATTCAGTTCCCGACCACGTTAGGGCATATCCAGGTGTAGGGGTTATCGAGGCAACATCATTAAGGTCACGAAGATTCAGCGATTTTTGAGCGAACTTTCGAAGTACCGCATCATATGCTAAAACCATACCTTCCGCTACCGTCTGCGGAAAATACTGAACGTCTGTAAGTTGTTGAAGTGAATCAGCACCGCTAATATCTAAAGATGCCGTACCCTGATTGTTTCCACTAAGTTTACCGTTAGTGACTTCAATAAGCCTTACATACGGTAAGTCCGTTGCTCCGTCATACGTCTTTACACGTAGCTTTTGACTTACGCTAGGTACTAAGCCTTGGTCGTCGCT